TGGGCACTGTGTTCGGGATTTGGAGGAACATTTCAGATCAACTCGATTGGCGTATTAACAGCGGTGGTTGGCAGAACATGGGTCAACCTCCGGGCCCAACTACTGCTTCAGAACCCGGCGGCGGAAATAGGTACCTGCGCTGACTACATTCGTTTCCTAGGGCTAGGAGACGATTGCCTGTTGGCTTTTAAAGGTGTCCCCCCGGCTATGATGGCATTGGTGATCAAACAGACAAATGAAGACCTTACTGAGATGGGACTCAACCCAACTCCGGTACAATCACAGGTCCCGTCATTCTGCTCTGCGTTGATTTGGCCCATCTGCCTCAACGGAAAAGAAACGTACGTCCTTGGACCCGAAATTTTGCGCTTGATGTCGAGATTTGGGGCTACTTTTAGCCACAAATATCCTCAGTGCACGCGGGAGCAAGGCATGGCGTACTCCAAGGGGAACGTCCTGTCGAATGTGCATTGGCAGGGTATTCCGGTGCTGAGGATCTTGTGGAATTATTACTCCAAACTGGATGTCAAGGCAGACTACACCCAGCGGGAATTCCATAGGACATACGACGATGACACCTCGGCCGTGTACACCATGAGTACGAAAACCATCCATTTCATGGAGACTGCCTACGGCATGAACCCTGAGATGACGAACATGCTCGAATGTGAAGTTCACACTGCACTCCTTGCGAGTGGAGGAGGACCGTGCATGTTTTCCAGTCCTTACATCCACATCATGGCATCGAACTTCGAAAAAGCTCGTGAACATGATGTCTTCTCAAGTTGGAAGGCCATGTAAGTGGCCAACCCAAGGATTCAGGGCTGGACTAAGGGGAAAAGCAATTTACGCATCAGGAACTAGGCCACCTGACCCAAAACGTAGCTGAGAGGCCGCTTTGGCTAATTAAACAAACATAGTGAAGAGATCACTAACGCTTCAACGCACTATGCCACCCAAAAAGTCACAAGCTAAGCGCCGGAAGCAACCGGCCAAACGAACAAAACAGAAACAACTCAAGAACAGGGTCCCCCGAGGCCCATCACGCGTGTCGGTGAAACCACCCCAGCAGCCCAAGTACAATGTACTAGGCACGGCTCTTGGGGGCATCGCCAAGGCACTAGACTCCAAGTACACTGGAGGCATCGGAAACAAAATCTTTACCGCCTTAACTGGTAGTGGGGATTATGTTGAAGAGGTCAAAAACCACGAGTACGATCTAGAGGCCAACACAGTCGTCCACCCA